TGTAGCTACACCGCTATCAGTTAGAATGTTGTTTGTTATATTAGCTATTGCCATATTAGAAAGGATTTGGTAAGACTACTGTCTTTGGGTTAATTATATTGTCTAATTGAACTGCTAATTCTGCATCCAAAGATACAACATCTGTTCCTTCATTTAACCAACCACATACTATGTCATAAGTCAAGTCCTCATAAGGAATGAATCCCTCACTTGGTGGAGTTAATCCTACGCATACAGGTATTTGAGTTGAAGTAGTTTCATCACTAATTTGTCTGTAAGCGTTTACTTGTATTACTACATCAGTCATATTATCTATTGCTTTTGCAGTTACCATTGAATCTTGTGGGATTACCCATTGAAAAGTTGCCATTTTATATTATTTAAATTGTTATACCATTGTAAGGCTCTTCCATCCGCTTGATGTATAAATATAAAGACCTTCAACTGAATCAGTTTGATAAACAATCAATCCTGTCGCAGGTGTTCCTATTGCAGTTCTTTGAGCAGCAGTCATTCTTGGTGGTAAGAAACCTTGAGTAGTTGAATCTATTTGTACTTTAGCTGAATCGTTTGGAGTTACAGTTCCTAAAGATAATGTACCAAATTTAGTTATTATAGCCTTATATCCAACTGTTGCACTATCTGTTGTAGAGTTATTATAAAATCCTAAAAAGTCATTACTTGAACTAAAAGGGTTTGATGATGCAAATAAAGTCCAATCACTACCTGCATAAGTACCAACTGCTTCTAATCTTAATCCAACATAACCAGTTGTAGAATTTAATAAATGCAATTTTACAGTAGTATCTATACTTGTAGTACCAATACCTAAACTACCTGCCATATAGTTAGCAGCCGTTCCTGCCATATAGATGTTCCAACGATTAGCGGCAGCATTAATATTACTAAAAAACGCATAGTTATTTGTTGCACTTGTAAGAAAATCAACTACAAATCCATATTGATTTGTAACTGCCGAACCTCCACCTATCGTTCCTTGAGTAGCAATGTAGTGATAATAATTTGCTAATGTAAAAGCAGAAGCAGCAGTAGATAAAGAGTTATGATAACCTCTTGCATCTGTTGTTACATCCGATTGAATTATACCATCTTGTCTAATTGCATAAGAAGTTGTTGCTCCTGTAATATTTTTTGAAACTGATAAACTTCTTCCTGTTAAGTTTGTTGCTCCTATACCCAATGAACCTGCCATATAGTTGCTAGCAGTTCCATCCATATATAAATTCCAACGATTAGTACCGCTTGGAATTAAACCTCTAAATCCAAAATTGTTGGTTGCACCTATTAAAGTGGCATCAACTTCAAAACCAATTTGATTTGTAACTGTACTACCAGCCCCAAAAGTAGATTGTGTTGCTCTAAAATGAAATAAACTTGCTAATGTAAATGAAGCAGCCGCAGTAGAAGCTGCAGTTGCAAAATATTGTGACCTATTTGTCACATCGGATTGTGTTATACCATCTGAAAGAACTTCTCCAGCACTAGTTCCTCCAGTTATATTTTTAGATGCATATAATTGAAATGCTATTATTGAAGATGAACCAACTCTAAATATTCCACTTGAAATTGTAGTACTAGAACCCAAAGTAATCAAAGAACCTGTATCTGTAATATTACTATTTCCTATTGTAGATGCAGCAGTAAATTTAGGTAAGGTGTTTGTAGTACCTGTTCCTGTTATTGGGTTAGTTAAAGCGTTTTGCTTATTGTTAAATGTTGTCCAATCCGCACTTGATAATGCACCTCTATTTGTTGCACTTGCAGTAGGTACATTTAAAGTAATTACAGGGGTTGTTGTACTATTAGCAACACTTGAACTTAAATCCGTTCCACTTGTTCCTATTGTTAAAGCAGCTACGCTTGTAACTGTTCCTACACCACTACCACCAACTAAAGCTATTGTACCACTTGCTGAAGGAAATTGATATGTAAAATCTGCGGCACTATTAAAAGCTAAAGTACTTTGATATATAGAACCATTTAAACTTATATATATTCCCCCTGTAACTGAACCTATTGCTGTATATCCACTTATAATGCTTGTTATAGCACTATCTTTAAGATATATTCCACCATCAAATTTAACTATACCAAAAGACTTTGTTCCTGCTATCGTTTGAGTTCCTGTTGTAATCAATCCCCTTGCAGTTGCACTCGCATCAGGAATGTTAAAAGTATGCGTAGCCGTTGTACTTGAGATATTGAAATCACTTCCACTCGTTCCTACTTGAAAGTATTGCACTTGAGCAGTCAAACCATTCAATGCAGTAATACCTGTACTAAATGTAGTAATAACTTGACATAAATGGCTATTTTCTGTGTGTAAAGTAATTGTCCTTCCAGCCGTTGTTACATAAATACGAACTGCTAATCTATCCGTTAAAGTTAAACTTGTTTGAGGAACGGCTAAAGCACTAAAGTAAGCCTCAATACTTGTTCCATCATTAATTAATTTAGGGAATGCACTATTAGATGCAATCAACGTAAAAGTAGTGCCATCGTATTTATACAACTCAATGTAAAAAGTTGGACTACCACCACCGCTTGAAGCACTTAAATATGTTTCAAAATTCCAATTACCAGCTGGGATTTCTAATAAAGCTGGGTCATTAGCATCCGTTAAAAAAGATGCAATATATCCATTACTACCTCTTGAAAAATCAGTTCCAGCACCTATCACTGGCACTTTATTCATTTCATAATAAGTAACACCGCCTATTGTACCTTGATTAATACTTCCATTTAAATAATAAGAAACAGAACTTCCACCACCTCCAGATGTCGGAAAGTTAGCCAAAGTACCATCTCCCCTGATATATTGTGAAGCAACACCTGCTCCTGTTACTGCAATCGTTCCATTAGCCGTTAAAGGGCTATTTGCGACACTAAAAGCACTCGGCATAGATAAACCTATGGAAGTGATTAATGTAGGGAATGTGGTCAAGTTTCCTGCTCCATTTACATACTGAAGGTTTGTCCCGTTGAAACCGATATTTATTGTACCGCTGGTATTGATGGGTGAGCCTGTGATGTTTAAACTATCTCCGCTTTCAGTAATTCCAACACTAGTAACTGTTCCTGTTGCACCTGAAGCCCTTTGCCAAATAGAACCTGAATAAATAACTTGGTCACCTACAACAAAAGCAATAGCACCAGCACCAAAGTCAACAGTACCTGCCACATTACATAAGTAAACATCTCCTTGATTGCCTGTACCATTAGCAAGGGTTGGTGTGTTAGTAGCAGCACTCCAAGTACCCTTATATTCCATAACCGAGTTAGGTAACTGACTTACTAAAATCTTACCATTGACATCAAGTCTTGGTACACCATTTGCAACATCAAATCCTAATGAAGTCAATACCCCACTTGTTCCAATAATTACATCTTGTAAATTCCTCACTTTCGCACCTGCTGAAACAACTATTTGATTTGCCATCTTATATTAATTTATAACTAAATTATTGAAATAATGCCCTAATAAACTCCCCACTTTCTAATACCCTTCCAAATGTCAATACCCCTGTTGTACTATTCCACTTCACTTGCTCATCAACTGCCGTTCCTGTCGTTAAAATATCCTGAACATCAATACCACCACGAGAAACATAAAGACAAGCCTTGCCTATCATATCGCCATAAGTGATTGTAGTTTCTCCACCTGCTGCAACAGTTCCCTTTGTGTAAACCGCACCTCCAGCAACAATTACAACCCCTTCAGGATTGATTTCAGTTCCTGTTGTAGCATAAGCACCTGTACCCTGTAACGATACACTATACGTTGCTATGTCCTTGTAAGGTGCATTTATTTGTAAACTTGTTAAATTGCAATCCCCACTAATCACTACCAACCCATCAACTCCGTTGTCAATAACAAACTTTACTAAAATTGTAGTCCTATCTTGTTGTTGCTCAAGTAAAAATAAATAGCCATAACCATCCAAAGTTATAAGACCATCACAAGTTACACTCCAAGTTGCAGTATCGTTCTTGTATTCTCTATACCACGCACTCGTTTGGCTTGTTACTTCTTTTTGGTCAACACTTACACTAAATGTGCAATTTGTAGAACACGAAAACGGAATATCCCTACCTGCTGGATATGTAACCGAAGGTGGTTCAAAATAATACAACATTATATTGTTGCCTTGTACATTGTCTGCCATATTGCAAATTTAATGTTTTATCTATTTATGTATTGTATTGTTTCAGTTGAATCATTATCTTCATCAGTAATCTCAATAATCTGCATAGAGTTAACTTCATCAATTTGTGGAACAACACTTCCCCTATTTAAAAGGAACTTTTTACCATCGTAAGTTAAAGGAGTTGTTATTGGGTCAGTAACTAAATAAACTTTATCTAAATAATTTAATCCTTTTTCAGTTTGAAATGAACCTAAATCTGCTTCCAATGTGCCAAAATTCTTATTTAATAAATTTGAATATTGCCTAGCTATTAACATTTGTAGATATAAAAATTCTTCAGTTGTATTTGGGTATCTATACCAATTTTTAAGAACAACATTTGATGCGTTAAATAATACTCCTAAATTATTTGCATTTGCTTCGTTAATTGGCGTTCCGTAAGGTTGAGTTAAATCTTTAGTTGGCACATCCTCATCCGATATTTGCCTAATAATATTTAAAGACCCATTTGCTCCTATATTTTGTTCAATTTTAAAATCGCTAATACTAATATCGGAAAAGTCATTATAAGTATATATTTTAATTCTTAAATATCCTATAATATTTGAAAAAGCAGGATTATCAACATTAAATAAATTTATTTCTTTTGAGTAATTTCCATTTGTATATGAATCATTAGGTTTATTTATATCAATAAATGTTTGACTTGTTTGCCAAAAACCTGATGAATTAAAATAATAAATTTGTGATATTAATGTTTCTTGAATACTAATTTGCATTTTAATTTTCTCAAAGAACATACGATATACAAATGATATTGTAAAACTTGGACCTACTATGTAAGGCAAATAATTTAAAGTTGAACCATCTCCCATTTGCATAGATACTTCAGTATCAAGAAAAGAACTGCTTAATTTAACAATATTTGATTGATTTTCTGGTACTACTTCTATATATACATCACTTGTTATACCATAAGAACCAATTAATAACCAACCATAAAGACTAGTTCCTGAACTTAATCCTTTAAAATTACCATTGTGAGCATAGTTATCAGGCACTGTATATGTATGTCCTAAAATCAATTTAGGATAACCTTTTCTAATTATTTTAGTTTGGCTATTATTTACAAAATGCACATTGCCTTCTGCATAAGGTTCAATAGTTACATCTTTATCAAATACACCGCTTCCTGCATTAGCTATACTTGGATATATTTGATAATTAGTATAATATCTTGTATCATTTGCCATTTCATTTATAGCTAATATTTGCCATTTTCCATCACTTTGAAATAACCTACAACCAAAAGATTTAAGTATATTATCTAATACTTCGTAATAAGTTAATCCTTGATAATCACGTCTATATTGATATGTTTGGTCAAATGGTTCTTCGGATGAAGCATCTGCCCTGTTAAACATTCCTTCAGCATAATAAGAACAAGATGTTAAAAGATAAATAGGTTCAGGATAAGCAATAACATTTAAAGTTTCTGCAATTATATCAAGTAGGGTTTCAGTAGAATTAATACTCTTTAACTCATAATAACTGAATTGCGTATTTTCTAAAAATGATAAACCATCTATGGCAATCATATCTACTTGAATATATCCTGTTGTAAATGGTACTTGAACATAGTCATTAAATAAAAATCCTACCCAAATAGGATAATCTATATCAACTGTATATACTTTAACAAAATACTTTCTTACATCAAAATTTAATAAATCAGGGAAATCTTCATAATTTTCATCCGATACAAGAAATGATATATTTAATTGAGATGAAATTATTGCTGCCAATGGTTCATCATCACTTGCATTAGAATTTAATTGAATATTTACTGCATCATAATTTATTACTAAATCATCTACATAATTTCTTTCATAAATATTTACATATAAACTTGTTCCATCTCTTAATGCTTGTGTTAATATGTATTTTATTCCGTATGCCATTATACTAAACTTATGTTTTGACCTTTTAAGAATGAAGATTTCTGCGTTCTATTTATTGCAACTAATAAATCCTGTCCTCTTAATACAAATGAACCACCACTTGCACCTCCACCACCACTCATTGCACCTGCACTAAATGTAGTGTTAAGCATTCCGCTTAATTTACTTAATGGCATAATTGCCTCTGCTCCTGCCTCACCTATCATTCCTATTTGTGGACTCATTACAATACCTCCAGCAGCGTGTTTTTGACCCATTCCTAATAAACCCATAAGTATATCAAAGAATCCTGTTCCCCCTGCTGCTGCTCCTGCTGTACCACCTGAACCTATTGTTATTGCACTTGATATTGCTGCAAATATTTGTGCTCTAATAATTGCAAATGCTAAATCTTCTGCGAATTGTAATACTGAATCGCTTAATGATTTAAATACATTTTCTCCTTGTTTAATTGCTTGAAATGCACTTTGTAATGAACCTGTAATATTACCAGCCATATCCGTTGCAAATGAATTAGCAGCATCTCGTGATTTCTTAAAGTCATCAGCAATTTTCTTTGTAAATTCAGTTACTTCATTTTTAGTGGTATTAATTTTTTTCTTATTAATAATTTCACTTGTAAATGCTAATTGTGGTTTACCAAAATATGAACCATCTTGACCTTTTAATTGATTTCTTGCTTGTTGTTCTAAATCTGCATCGTAATTCTCATCTTTTAATATCTCTTTTGGAGTTAACCCCTTAAGAATATTTATGGCAGCAATTGTATTAATATTTTTTAATTTATTAACATATTCTTGCCATATCTTTTCCGAATTAATGAAATATTGTTTTTGATTTTGTAAATTTTCATCAAATAATATTATATTTCTTTTATTTGAATCTTGATAATCTTTTGTTGCTTCAGCTAATGGGTCTTTTTTTGTTGATGTTTTTGGGTCAGGAGTTTCATTAGTTAACTCTTTTAATGTATTCCTATATAATGCAAGTTCTTGTGCTGCTCTATCTTTTTTATTTTGTACTGCTTTTTTATCATACTTTAAATTTATTGCATCTATTTGCTCTTGCTCTGTAATTACTCTTAATAAAGCATCAACTTTAGTACCTTTAACTGCACCTAATTCTAATTGTCTATTCTTTTCATCTTCTTTTTGTTTTGCATATATTAAATTAAGTTGGTCAGTATTATTCTTTTCTTTAGCAATTGCATCTCCTTGCATTGCTGCTTGATTTACTAATGCTTGATAATATGATTTATCCTTACCAATTTTTGCATCTTTAATAGCTGCATTATCAGCATATAAAGATTGTAATTTTTTAAGTGCTTCTTTTTGTACATTTATATCCTTACTATCTCCAATTATAGTAGCAAGAATAATACCTTTTGTTCTTTTGGTTTGTTCTTCTCCAATAAGTTTATATATTTCTTGTGCGGTCTTATCTAATTCTTCTCTAAATTTCTTTAATTCTTCGGTTGGACCTTTAAAGAATTCGCTTATTTCTTTGCTAAATGTAACCGCTAATGAAGATACTACACCAATAGCAACACCGATACCAGCAGGTCCAGCTAATCCTGCAACCATTGCTTGTAAAGCCTTTTTAGTTCCACCTTCAGTTTTAGCTAATCGTTGGAACGATTCAACCATAGGATTCAGGTTATTGGCAATACCCATAATTCCGTATGGAGCATCTTGAGCAATTCTTGAGAAGTTAATCAATGATTGAGAAGCATCACCAATTGGTTTACCAGCCTTCTGCATATTCATTTCAAGAGTTCCAATAGTTCCATTTAAAGTTTTAATCTCATTATTGAGCATATTAATCTCAATAGTGTTCGTAGATTTCTTTAATTGTGCTTGAAACTCCCTTAATAGATTTTGAGATTTTTGCAATTCGGCTTGCATCTCACTAATATCCATCCCAATCTTGACATCAAAACCAACATTCTCTGCCATAATATTTTAATTTACTCCGTATAACTTTAATGTCCTTGCCAATTGGTCTTTTGTTAGCATCACTTTTTCTTCTTCAATATCTACATCATCAATTGCAGGTATGTGCCAAAAAGACTTAATACTTTTGGGTGATTTTTCAGCGGTGCTACTTAAATATACAATATAGGCAAGGTTTCTAGTCCTTGCCCATTCGTTTAACTCTTGTTTTTCCTTACCCATTACGATAATAGAAAAGTCTTTCCAAGTCATACCCCAAAACTCATTGGGTCTTATATTGCATTCAGCAGCTTTCACTAAAACATCATCCCACCCTAACTTTACTAGGCTTTTTTTTTTCTTCTTTGGTTGTTCCTTGTACTGTTGTAATTGTATTTTCTACAATGTATTTCAAGTACAAAAGAACTTGACCTTTAGGATTAAATACTCCGCCTATTTCATCAATCCAATCGCATACTTCATCTTCAGTAAATTCAACTTCTTGTTTGTTACTTATACAAGCCGATTGATAACCGATATGTAATAGTTTAACAATATTGTTTAAATCATACTGATTGCTGCCTAAAAACTCAAAGTATTGGTCAATACTTATATCTTTTGCTTTGCAAAATTCTTTCATTGACCAAGTACCCCATTTTAGTTGAATTGTTTTGTTGTTTAGTTTTAATTCAAACATAGGTTATTGATTTACGCTTGTTCAGTTTGTGCAATTGGTGGTGTACATACTACAAATGTTGCAGTAAATTTAACATCATCTTTATCAGCAGCAGTTACATCAAAGTCGCTAATAAATACAGTGCTAGTTGAAAGACCACCATAGTAAACATCACCCGTAGTTGGTGTTGCTTTACCCATTTTAATAGTAAATTGAGTTCTTGCAGCGTGAGCAGCATACAATTGTTGGTAAGAATCCTTACTTGGAGTTCCTGTTTCATCAATCGCAAAACCATCCGCTTTGAATGATTGTGTAAATGCTGGACCTGCTTGAAATTGGTCTCCACATTTAGAAGTTGCATCAATAGTGTTAACAGTTGATGTCAATGAGTTTGTCGTTAAACAAGCCACAGGTTTAAAAGTTGTACCTCCAGCTAAATCTGCTAAAAGGATATAATCCCTTGCTGATACTTTAGTTTCTGCCATTTTATTTTAATTTTGAGTGATTATTATATTATAAGTTATTATCGTTCTAAATACGTTGTCCAAAGGATTTAAGCCATCTAAATTTCTAATTGCACCAACCACCAAACTTGAAGCATAAAACCCATTTGCAAGGGTTATATTCGTGTCGGAATTGATTGCAGTTAGTATTAAATTGCTTATCGTTTCGGCTCTTTTATATCCAAAGTTACTATTTTTTATGACAATGTCAACATCCATAGTAACGGAGTTGGTGTAACTGATTTTACCTTGCTCTTGTGCGGATGTTCTGCCACTCATAATGATATACTCATCAGGTGCAGATTCAAGTGCTATCCCATCGTATACAGGCAATGCACTTGCACTAACTAAATTAGTATAAAACCATTTCTTTATTTCTATATTAGGATTTAGCATTTAGTATTCTTTTTATGTTAGTTTTCAACTTTGGTATTTCTTGTTCGTAAGCTGGTATTAAAAATGGTTGTGGTCTTAATCCTTTCCTTAATATGCTTAAAGCAATAGCATAAGCAGCTGATTCGTTTTGCTTTTGTTGTATAGATTTGTTGCCTGTTCTTCTACCTGTCTTTACACTATATGTTCCAGTAATACCCTTTCTTTTAACCCATTCTACTAATGCTTTGAGTAATTGTGCAAATGTGCCACCTTTACTGCCTTTAAATTGACTTGCAAATTGCTCATATCCAGCAGGTATTGTTACTTTTCCACCTGTACCGAATTCAATATAAGGTGCATAAGATAGTTTAGAACCTATTGTAAAAACCAATTTACCTTTTGTTAAATCCTCTTTTAATTGAATTGAATTTCTTAATGTGCCAATATTTACAGGAGCATATTTCTTTGCATTGGTTTGAATGTTTAATGCAGATGCGTTAAATTCATCTAAAACATCATTTTGTATTCTTTCGGACATTTTATTTAATTTGCCCATAAGAACATCAACACCACTTACATCAAAAAATATACCTGCCATTATGCGTACATTAATATTTCGTAAAATCTAAACTGATTTTCTACATCCTTAATTGAATGGATTGTGTACATTTCCCCTTCAGCTTCTATTTTGTACATATTGTTAATTGTTACATCGTACCTGATAAATACTTTAGCTAAACGAGTAAAACTCAATTGTGCTTCTAATAATGCCCTATTTTCGTTTTCAGGTCTAAAATCCCCAAATACGACTTCCTGTAAGGCATAAGTAGTTGTGTACCCACCTTGCCCATCAGCGGTGATTGTAGGCACATATAAGCCTATTTCCGAGTACATTGTGTTGGCATCAACATAGTTTGCCTTTTTGCTTCCTATCCTCATAATATTGGGCTTATTCTTGTCCAACG